GTCTACAGCACAGAAAAGAAATGCAGCGCAGCAATGGGCCAGATGATTAAACTTGTTAGAAAAGAATACCCAGACGCTTGGGCGCAGTGTGAACCAACATCATCACCAACCCTACGCCCAAAGCCACGGCCCTCATGGTTAGAGAAAGGAACGGGGTAATGGGTTTTCAGCGCTGCTAATATCATAGTGTTACTAATCAGCATAAAACGGGCATTAGTAATATCATGGTGTTATTTGTAAAATTGTCTAAGGAAAAAACAAGGAGATAAACAATGTTGGACTATAAAGAAGTGCCTAATATTCAAGTTGTGACTCTAGCACCCAAGCAGCTTTGCGTGGCTATAGCCATAAAGCTCTTAGAGGTTCGCGGCGAATACATTACTTCAGACGCAATTGGCGAAATTACGGGAATGACAAAAGAACGCGCCCGCGCTTTAATCCATATCCTTGAACATAGGGGGATTGCTCACGTTACCTCTAAGACATGGGATAAAACAAACCGCTGGCAATATAAACTAACCAAGTTTGGTGAAGACACTCTTAGAAACTCCATAAAGGATATTTTAGATGGCGAATAAAAACGAATGGGAAATGAAGCGCGAAGATTTAAGAAAGCGCCGCAAGGTTGGGATGGAAGCCATGACCCACGGGCAAATGCTATCAATATACGATGCTTTTAAGACTATTAAGCAAGCGCTTTATTCCGTAGACAATATGCGCCAGATTACATTGCAAGATATAAACGAGTTAGAAAACGCAATGTATAGCCTACAAAATAGCTTTATGATTGATGATAGTATTGACGAAGACACTGATAACTAATATAAAAAACAAGACGGGGGCATCAATTTTAACACTATGGCGTAAATGTCAGAGTGGTCAAATTGCGCTAACCAAATGCGCCACATTTATAAGCCGCCCCCGTCAATTCAAAGGTATCACATGAAACGCGCAGATGTTCTTTCCAAAGCCGCTGAATATATCACTACAGACCGTGCAGCGACCCACGGAGACGCTGAAAACAATTTCGGGTCTATCGCTAGGGGTTGGGACTGGTGGCTCTCTATGCGCCCCGTTGGGCCTCTTACGCCATATGACGTAGCCATGATGATGACGGTGTTCAAAGTAGCTAGGTCTGCAACGAATGAAACCCACTCAGATAACCAGATCGACTTGGCTGGATACGCTGCTATTGCGGCAGAACTGGGAAACGACTATAAATAGGTCAAATCAATCTCGACAACCCAAAAGGATCGAGGCAAATGACCGATTATAATATGTTACCGCTGGCCGATTTAATCCCATACGCCAGAAACAGCCGCACCCACTCTGATGCACAGGTTGCAAAGATCGCCGCCAGCATTAAAGAGTTTGGCTTTCTCAACCCAGTTATAACGGACGGACAAAACGGCATCATTGCTGGGCATGGCCGTGTCTTAGCTGCACAGAAGCTAAAGCTAACAGAGGTTCCATGTATTGAAGCCGCCCACCTCAGTGAAGCGCAGAAGCGGGCTTATGTCATAGCCGACAACCGCATGGCGCTAGACGCTGGATGGGACATTGATATGTTAAAGATAGAGCTTAAAGACTTGTTCGACTTTAACTTCGACCTAGACCTCACTGGGTTTAACCAAGACGAATTGGATAAGTTCCTAGCGGAGCCTGTCGAAGGATTAACGGATGAAGACGCGGTTCCTGATGCGCCAGAAACGCCAGTGACCGTTGAGGGTGACGTTTGGGTTCTAGATAAGCACAGGCTAATGTGTGGAGATAGCACCAAAGTTGATGATGTTGTAACATTAATGAACGGCGTATACCCCAATTTGATACATACTGACCCTCCGTATGGCATGAACGCTGTAAGCAAATCTTCCGTTTTAAAGAAGAATTATAAGACTGACATTATGGGCGATGATAACGCAGATATTGCCAAAGACGCATTTAATCTTATTTATGGGATGTTCCCAGATTCAAAGCAAATATGGTGGGGCGCAAATTATTACTGTTCATCGCTTCCTGATAGCGAGTGTTGGTTAGTGTGGGACAAGAACAACGGACAGAGCGACCAAACTGATTGCGAATTAGCGTGGGCAAACTTTAGGTCTGTTGTTCGTCAATTTACTCAAGCCAGCGAAAAAACAAACAGAGTCCACCCAACACAGAAACCAGTTTCACTTATGGAGTGGATTATAAAAAGGTTCAATCTCTCTGCAGAAACTATTGCTGACTTCTTTGGAGGCTCTGGATCAACGCTTATTGCGGCTGAAAAGCACAACATAGACGCTTTCATAATGGAGTTTGACCCAAAGTTTGTGGATGTCATCATTAAACGATGGGAAGATTTCACTGGTAAATCTGCTATACTTGAAGCCAGCGGTGAAACATTTGCCGAGCTGAAAGAAAAGCGTGAGGTTGCATAATGGCGGGTAATAAAAACTCAGGTCGTAAAGAAACAAAGCTAACTGCTGAACAAGTAGGTGAGATTGAAACCCTTGCCGCCTTCCTAACGGCTGAACAAATCGCGGACTATCTAGGCGTTGGTCGCACAACCTTTTTTGAAATAATGAAGCGTCAGGACGATATTTCTGAACGCTACAAAAGGGGGAAGGCAAAAGCCATCGGCACGGTTGCAAGGTCTTTGATTAGTCAAGCAAGGGAAGGCAACACATCTGCAATGATTTTCTTCCTTAAAACCCAAGCTGGATGGAAGGAAACTAACGCGGTTGAAATGACTGGCAAAGACGGGACGGAACTGGTTGTTCGATGGGAGAGGTAATAATACCATATAAGCCGCGCCCAGAAATGGATGCGTACCACGACCGAACAGAACGCTTTGCTTGTATCGTTGCCCATCGCCGCTTTGGTAAGACAGTTGCAGCCATTAACGACTTAATCATACGCTGCATTACAAACCCCAGACCTGACGCCCGTGCGGCGTATATTGCGCCATATTACCGCCAAGCCAAGGCAATCGTATGGGATTACGCTAAACACTACACCCAAGCCCTGCCCAACATATCCGTAAACGAAAGCGAACTGCGGATTGATTTTCATAATGGTGGCCGCTTGCGTTTGTTCGGCGCTGATAACTACGATGCAATGCGGGGATTGTATTTTGACGATGTAATCCTTGATGAGCCAGCCGACTTCCCATCTAACGCTTGGCCCACGGTTATTCGCCCAGCGCTTGCAGATCGTAAAGGCCGCGCCACATTCATTGGAACGCCCAAAGGTAAGAATGACTTTTGGGATATATACGACAACTCAATAACCGACCCCAATTGGTTCAGCGCTAATTTAAAAGCATCTGATACTGGTGTGCTTGATAAAGAGGAACTTGAAGAAGCCCGCCGCACTATGGGGGAAGACAGATATCTTCAAGAGTTTCAGTGCAGTTTCGAGGCGGCTATTCAAGGCGCATATTACGGCACAGAAATGCAACTTGCCACCGAAAGCAAGCGCGTTGGCGTTGTTCCTTACGACCCCGCCATTGCCGTTGTTACTGGCTGGGACTTGGGAATGTCTGACAGCACGTCGATCTGGTTTGCACAATTTGTGGGACAAGAGCGCCGCATTATAGACTTTTACGAAAGCAGCGGCGTTGGCCTAGATCACTACGTTAAGGTGATTAAGGAAAAAGAATACGTTTACGATACCCACATCTTGCCGCACGATGCGCGGGTTAGGGAATTGGGAACGGGTAAAAGCCGCATTGAAATACTGCAATCGCTTGGCCTTAATGGTATTGAAATTGCCCCTAGCTTATCAATAGATGATGGCATACAAGCCACGCGGTTATTCCTACGCACCACTTGGTTCGATGCGGAGCGCTGCAAACGTGGGGTTGAAGCCTTGCGCCAGTACCGCAGGGATTGGGACGAAAAGGGCAAGACATGGCGTATGCGACCGCTACACGATTGGACATCACACAGCGCTGACGCAATGCGCTATCTGGTCACTGGATACAAACCAAAGACGGTGTGGAGTGGCGCTTTGAGGCGAAATGTTAAGGGCGTGGTGTAAATTGCAAACTTATGATAATATCGCTGCAAAGACGTTCAATTAACGCCGTTAGCGCATAGGAGTTGACTCATGGCTGCAAGTAAATCACCCGCAGATAAAGCGTCCAAGAAAGGCTTTACTGGCTTAAAGGATATGTTTGACGGTGGGGGAATGGGCGGCTCTGGAGCTTCCTATTCTAGTCTTTCAAATGAAGACTATAAACGCGCTGGTGGTAAAGACTACCAAGAAGGCATGAGGCGCGGCGGCTGGACAGAGTTTGACCAGCAAGGCCAAGGACGAACGCTTCGTGGCCCACAGGCAATGATGGCTAACCCTTTCTTTGGCGGGTTGCTTGGTCTAGCAACTGGTGGCGCAAGCGGTGCAATGATGGGTCTTGGCGGCACAATGGTTCGCAATGACATTCGCCAAAAAGGTGGCCTTGGTGGGTTGTTAGGCAAACAAGGCGGAGTTGCACAGCAAGCAGCTATTGCGCCTATTCTGGCCCCAGCAACATCTATGCGCCCACAACCGCGCCCACAGATGATGTCTTCCCAAGCTATGCCGCAGGACTTTTACGGGCTGTCTGGCAACCCAGCTATGCAAGCGCCGCTTTCTTCAATGTCGGGCGCACAAACTAATGTTATGCCAACAACCGTTCAACCAGTTGGAGCGCCATATAGTAGCGATGGGGAGCTTGGCTTTAAACCTCTGCCGCAATTTGGTGGCAACGCAAATGGTTTGCCACCAAAGGGTATGAGTGAGCTAGCGTATACTAATTGGTTGCGTAATTCTCCAGTTTTTAACATAGACAAGGCAAGCCAACAAGGCATCAAGATGATGTATGACAAATACAGATCAAACCCGATGTTTCAATAATGGCGAACAAATTGTTTAGCAGAGGTTCCTAAATGGACATGGAAATAAAAGACATGGCTTCAGAGCTTGAAGATGATGTAATGGAAGCGATGGACATGGAAGAACCTATGTCCGATGACGAATTACAAGGGGTTATTGGGGGCGAGATAGATGACGCGGTTGATTTTATTGATAACATCATTTCGCCAATTCGTGCGGAAGCAACTGAATACTATCGCGGCGACCCTTTCGGTGACGAAGAAGATGGACGCAGCCAAGTCATATCAATGGATGTGCGCGATACAGTCCAAGCTATTCTTCCAAGCCTCATGCGTATATTCACTGGTTCGGAACAAGCTGTTGAGTATATTCCACAAGGCCCCGAAGATGTAGAAGCTGCCGAACAGGCTACCGATTACGCAAACTTCATTATGTATCGTGACAATGACGGGTTCCTAACGCTTCATAGTGCTTTTAAAGATGCTCTAATCCGCAAGGCTGGCATAGTTAAAGTTTACTGGGACGAAAAGACCAGCGTTGAAAACTACGAAATGTCTGGCCTAGATGATGCTGCGCTTGCCGCAATTGCGTCCGACCCTAAAGCCATGATTGAAATACAAGTATCACGTCCAAGCGGCGACCCAATGATTGACCCAATGACGGGTATGATGATTGAAGCGCCATTGATCCACGATGTGTCCGTTAAGTATGAAACCAAAGATGGCCGCGTTCAAATTGAAGCGTTGCCACCAGAGGAGTTCCTAATCGACCGCCGCGCTAAATCTATGGAAGAAGCTGACTTCATTGCACACCGCCGCACGGTCACTATTTCTGAGCTTGTAGCTATGGGCTACGATGAAGATGAGGTTGAGGACTTGGCCACTGGCGTTGATGAACTAGACATTAACGTGGAGCGCTACACTCGTAACCCAGCACTAACTACAATGACCAACAACCGCACAGACGAAGCTATGCGGAAGGTTATGTATTACGAATGTTATACCAAAGTTGATTTTGACGGTGACGGCATTGCAGAGCTTCGTAAGGTTTGCATGGCTGGTTCTGGCAAGAAAATACTAATGAACGAGCCTTGCGCCGTTGTTCCCTTTGCCGTGTTCTGCCCCGATCCAGAGCCACACGATTTCTTTGGTATGAGCGTAGCTGACGTGACTATGGACGTTCAGCGCATCAAGTCAGTTATTATGCGTAACACGCTCGACAGCTTGGCCCTAAGTATCCACCCACGCATGACTGTGGTTGAGGGACAGGTAAACATTGAAGACGTTATGAATACAGAGGTGGGTGCTATTATCCGCCAGACAACCGCTGGTGCCGTGCAACCTCTTGCGGTGCCGTTTCTAGGGCAAGCAGCGTTCCCAATGCTGGACTATATGGATCAGGTCAAAGAGAGCCGCACAGGCATCTCTAGGGCTTCGTCTGGGCTTGACGCTAATGCCCTACAGAACCAGACTGCAACGGCTGTAAACGCCACTGTGCAGGGCGCACAGCAACGTATTGAGATGATAGCCCGCGTCTTTGCAGAAATCGGCATGAAACAACTATTCAAGCTTATCTTGCACTACGTCACAACGCACCAAGACCAAGCCCGCATGATACGCTTACGCAATGAGTTCGTGCAAGTTGACCCACGCGCTTGGAACAACGCTATGGACGTATCAGTTAACGTGGCCCTTGGTCGTGGCACTGATAGCGAACGCATGGCTATGCTAATGCAGATCGGAACTATGCAGAAAGAGGCCATGCAAACGATGGGCAATGAAAACCCATTGACCGACATAACAAAGCTATCCAACACGCTTAAAGCCATGACTGAATTGTCTGGGTTTAAAGATAGCTCTCAGTTCTGGTCTGACCCCGCCGACTTTAAGCCAGCGCCACAAGAGCAAAAGCCTGACGTAAACGAAATGTTTATACAGGTGCAAATCCAGCAAATCCAAGCCGACATTCAGAAGAAATCGGCTGAGTTGGAACTTGAGCGCCAGAAGATGCAACTGGAAGATGACTTCAAGCGCGACAAGCTGGAAGCCGACATCTTGATTGCTGCGGAAGAAATGAAGGCTAAGTACGGCGCTATGATGAATGTCGAAAAGCTAAAGGCCGATATGGCATCACAGCGCGATGTGTTCAAAGCACAGGCTGACGTAATTAAAGAGGGCGTTCGTGGCTAAAACCCAAAAGCAAACCATTGAAGACGGTCATTCGGCGCATCGGTTAACTAACGACACCGACTTGACCCGCTTCATGGATGAAATCGAAGCCGAAGCGTTTACCCTTTGGAAAACTTCGAAAGATGTAGAAGGCAGGGAAGCCGCCTACCAACGTGTGCATGGAGTTAATTTGCTGCGGCAAAAGCTCAAAAGCCTCGTTGATAACGCAACTATTGCTCAAAAGCAGATTTTGTAGCATAATATAGGAGATTGGTAATGACAGACAACAACAACCCGCAAGGGAATGACCTGTCGGATGCCGCTAATGCAATCAACGCCATGCTTGCGCCCGAAGGGGATAACGTAACAGACGTAGATGCGCCCGACATCGAGGAAGAAGATGTCGACTTGGACGAAACGGATGAAGATGAATATGAGTCCGATGAGTCCGATCCTGATGAAGAAGATGACGAAGGCGATGACCAAGACCTATCTGTCGATATTCTAGCAGCCGAAATTGAGGTTGATGGTGAACAGATAAAGGTCGAAGAACTCAAAAACGGCTATCTGCGTCAAAGGGATTACACCAAAAAGACTATGGAATTGTCAGAAGCGCGTAAGTCGTTTGATGTTCAAGTCCAAGAGGTCAATTTGGAACGCGCACAATATGCAGAGATTTTACCTAAGTTACAGGAAAAGATCGAAGCGTTCGCGCCGCAAGAGCCTGATTGGGACAAACTGTATGATGCAGACCCCGTGGGGGCAGCTAGAATGGAACGGAACTGGAAAAAACAGCAAGCAGAACGGAATCAAACTCTGCAAGCCGCCGCTTCCGAAAGAGATCGTGTCCAAGCACTATTAGCCGCTGAAAAGCAAAGGGCGTTTCAAAACTACGTTGCCAAGCAACAGGAAACGCTACCGCAAGTTATCCCTGAGTGGGGCGACATGAACGTTGCACAACGGGAAGCACCAGAAGTGACAAAGTTTCTTTTGTCCGAAGGTTTCACGGAAGATGATGTTAACGGTGTCTTTGATGCCAAGATAGTGAAGTTAGCAAGGATGGCCATGCTTCATGCGAAAGGGTCTAAAAAAGCAAACGAGGTTAAAGCTAAACCCCAGATGCAAAAGACCAAGACCATGAAAGGCGGATCGACTAACACTGCGCCGCGTCCGAAGTCAGAAGTGCGGGAAGCGCAACTGCGCCTAAATAAGTCTGGTCGTATCAGTGATGCGGCTGCAATAATTCGCAATATGCTTTAAGGAGCAACACATGGCTATCGTAGCAAATACATTCACCTCTTTCTCGGCGAAGGGTATTCGTGAGTCACTTTCAAATGTGATCGCAAATATTAGCCCCGAAGAAACACCATTTCAATCTAACGTAGGTTCGGAAAATGTAAAAAATACATTCTTCGAATGGCAAACCGACTCGTTGGCTGCAACATCCACAACCGCTGTCATTGATGGCGATGATGTTGCTTCGTTCGACGCAACTGCCGCAACAACTCGTTTGGGCAACTACAGCCACATTCGTCGCCGCACACTAATTATTGCTGACAACTTGGAGTTCCAAGACAAAGCTGGCCGTGCAAACGAATTGGCCTACAACCTTGCTAAACGTGGCAAGGAACTAAAACGCGACATTGAAGCCACCCTTTTAAACAGCAACGCCCGCGTTGCAGGGAACGCTTCAACTGCCCGTGAAACTGCTGGTCTGCCCGCTTGGTTGGCTACAAACACCAACAAAGCTGGTGATGGTACTGACCCAACTGGTGACGGCACTGATACCCGTGGAGACGGAACACAACGTGCTTTCACTGAAGCAATGCTCAAAGACGTTATGCAAAAAGCATGGACGGCTGGCGGCAATCCTTCGGTGTTGATGGTTGGCCCGTTTAACAAAACCGCTGTATCAGCGTTTACTGGTATTGCTGCACAGCGCTACACGGCTACGGGTTCTGAGCCAACTACAATAATCGGAGCTGCTGACGTGTATGTCAGTGATTTTGGTTCTTTATCGGTGGTGCCTAACCGCTTTCAGCGTGAACGCGATGCCTTCGTAATTGACCCAGAATATGCTTCGGTTGCTTACTTGCGCCCAATTCAACAGAAAGAATTGGCGAAAACAGGCGATGCTGAAAAGCGTATGGTCATTGCTGAGTTTGGCTTGATCGTTAAAAACGAAGCTGCACATGGTATTGTTGCAGATTTGACTGCTTCCTAATAAAGTGACGGGGCGGCTTTCGGGTCGCCCCATCCACATAGGAGCCTAACATGGCACGAATTTTCGATACCGATGCGCTTGCTGGAATTACCCGCTATTGGCACGTCAAAGACAACGGTGAATTTGTAATTGAAACGGTGCAGCAAGCAGACGCAATATTAGATAGCAACAAGCGTCAATTCAATTCAGCCAGCAATAAACACGGAGACATGGACAAGGTAGCGTCAATCCCGCTTTCAGTGTATTATGACCTCAAACGTCAAGGCATTGCGGACGATCCGAAAGCGCTAAAGAAGTGGCTAAACGATCCAGACAACCGCGCATTTAGAACAAGAGGTGGCCGACTGTGAGCATTACGACCTATTCAGAATTGAAAGCGGCCATTGCTGATTGGCTTTTACGGACTGACCTAACATCGGTTATCCCATCGTTTATCTCGTTAGCCGAAGCGCAGATGTCGCGTGACATTCGCAACCGCCGTATGATTAAGCGGGCTACCGCAAATATTGACACGGAATATTCTGCTATCCCTGCGGACTGGCAAGAAACAATCCGCTTCGACCTTACAACAACGCCTATTGAGCCGCTGACCTTTGTTTCCCCAAGCCAAGCGTCGATCAAAAAGGCTGAGTTTGTTTCAAGTGGTCGCCCGCAATATTTCACGCTGTTAGGTAGCGGCATCCAAGTTATCCCTGCCCCAGACGCAACATACCCATCTGAGTTAAGTTATTATGCGAAGTTATCTGGGCTGTCCGATGCGGCTCCCAGCAATTGGCTTTTGTCGCTGGCCCCTGACGTTTACCTTTATGCGTCATTGCTTCAAGCAGCACCATATCTCGACAACGACGAACGCATTGGCACATGGCTTGGCCTGTATCAAAAGGGCGTAGATGGCATAAATGTTGTAGATCAACGCGCAACTACAGGCGCGGCAGCAATTGCTATGTCGTATAGGGCTATGGGGTGAAGCATGGAAATGATCGACTTGGCGATGAAATGGTTGGTCGCACCAATCGGAGCTTTTGTTTTTATGATGTGGAACAAGCAGCAAGTACACCACACTGAGATTGAGGTGCTTAAATCAAAGGCCGATGGCGACAGATTAGCGCATGATCGTGAAATGAAAGAAATGCGCGAAACCGTGCGAGCCATATTTTCAAAGCTGGATAAGATCGAAGAAGCATTAAGGAAATGATATGCTTACTGGTCGGAGTATATTACACCATGTTCTGGCCAGCCAAACTATACACTGCTTGTCACTACCGCTGCCCTTACTTTGTGAGCGCGGGTAAGGATAAATCTTACGTTCCTTACGGTGAGCCTTGCGACAAGACGCTATTCGTGGAGCGATGACATAGACCCATTTACCCTCATAGCCGCCGCTACAACCGCCTTTAATGCCCTCAAGAAAGGCATAGAGATCGGCAAAGATATTACCAGCATGGGGTCGCAACTTGGCTCTTGGGCTACGGCAGTGGCCGATTTGGATTTCATTGCTAATAAAGCCGCAAGCCCGCCTTGGTATAAATCAATGAGTGGGTCGGCTCAATCTGAAGCAATAGAGATATATGCCGCTAAACAACAAGCCTCCGCAATGCGCGACGAGCTACGAACGTATATACGGCTTACTGGCGGCGAGAATAAATGGCTAGAGTTTTTAAATATCGAAGCCAAAGTTCGCAAGGAA